GAATATTTGGGTCAGAAGCAAGCGTCTCTCCACAGTCCATATGGGTGACAGGCACTGGCCTCAATTCACATAAACGAGACCTGATGATAACCCTAGAAAAATTAGACTTTGAGCGCACCATGCTTTCAGTTACGATCACAGATGACAACATCGGCAAGTCAATCTACGTTATGCTTGGATATGTTGACATCATGGACTCTAGCTCTTTTGCCTCACTTGTCTGCTGGGTTATTGAGCGCATTATGGATGGAGGCGGTTCTACCGTTAAGGTACTCGAATGACAAAAATACAAATCATAACTGAGTTTGATGCTTTAAGGTTATATGACGATATGTGGGATGAGACCTACAATCTGGTATCCCTTGGCAATCTAACATTCCAGCCAAGCAGAATAGTTAAAGAGCTTGACCCCATAGCTTACAGGGTCGGCTTCCATGAATGGTGCGAATCTGTAATGGAGGACGACATCCTAGTTGACGGCATTACCTATGAAGAAGACCAAACAGAAATTGTCTTTACGCCTGAGTTTGGTCAGGACACAAATGTGGTTCCATTTACAAAGAAAGATTAGCCATGAAAGCTTACCTTATTGACCCCAAGAAAAAAACCATAGAGCAAGTAGATTACTCTGGTGACTTCAAACAGATATATGAGTTCCTCGATTGCCGTGCTTTTGACATTGTGCGTGTTTATGAAAACGGCGATGTAATATATGTGGACGATGAAGGGCTATTTATTGATGAGCAACACTTCTTTATCCACAGAAACTACCCAACACCTCTTGCTGGCAAAGGTCTTATTCTGGGCACAGATGAAGAGGGTGAGGATCAACAGCCCAAAACGTCATTTGAGGACTTTGAGAATGACATTAAATGGGTTGGAGATAGAGTTGACGTAATGTCAGCCGCTAAGCTTTCGCCCAATGATGAGTTTAGGCATCTGTTCTTTATGTAAAGAAAAAGGGGCTGGTTAAGGTCAGCCCCTCTTTCCCCCGCCACTGCTGAGTCGAGCAGTGAATTACATAGTATCAGAAAGATGTCAGGATGAAAACACCCACACCAAGAAGAAGAAAAAAAAGATACATTTCTTTAAGCGAGATCTGCGTTGAGCATCAAGATAATCTAAATAAAACAAGAGTTAGAGCAGACAAGAAAGCTTGGCAAGAAGCCACGAAAAACTTGCCTGACGATGCCTTCTCTAATGATGTACCAGACGATACGGACAAGTTTGGCTCATACTCAAGAAACATGACGCCGACACTTTCAGTATCTTATGAAGAGAGGTTTGACTACCATGAATAGAGATGACGTTCTTTACAAAGCTGTAGAAACAATTCAAGAAAGAGGTGAATCATATGGTGACGCCTCTAAAAGCTTCATAAGAATAGCTGATATGTGGGGAACCTTCCTTGACCAAAAAATCACACCAGCAGAGGTGGCGATTATGATGATTATGCTAAAGATCGCAAGGCTAGAATCATCTCCAAATCATTCAGATTCTTGGGTAGACATATGCGGATACGCCGCACTTGCCGGAGAAATTACTTCTGAATCTGATAATGTAAATAATCGGCACCCTCTTTAGGATCTGCAAAGCACTGAACCCAAGAGATAGGGCTTGGATTCCCAGGATTTATAACCTGAAGAATTGATTGCCCAAACTTCTGTTGCTCAAAGCCCTTAACAAAAGCATAAGTGTCGTGATATTTGTAGCCCCTCGCCCTTGCAAGCCAAACAGCTTTTTCTTGTTCAACAAGCTCGATTTGGGATAAAGCCCAATTGTGGCGATGGCCTGATATATATAAGTCAGCACTGCTTTTTAGCTTTGCCATTTTGCCTTGTGCATGAAGCGGGTTAAACTGAGAATGCCCCGGCATATCATGTGCGGCGTGTATTCTGCACTTTCTTCCGTTGGGAAAGTTTATCTGTATTCTTGCTTCCCAATCTTCCATTATTGTGTGAGGCTCCGCTATCCACTTGAGAGGATCTCCTGCTCCTGACCACATATCGTGGTTTCCTCCTATGAGGATCAGGGGATTCATCTCTTGGATCATCCATTCAACAAGCCTCCAAGCGGTTTTATGAGATGTGTCTTGTTCTCCATACAATCGACCTAACCTGCCGACCCAATTGTTTTGCTGATCTCCAAGAGAGCAACCGTAAATATTTTGGTTGTCTCTTACAACATCAAGATGCTCCTGAAGAGCATCCCAATCGCAGTGAGAGTCGTCTATATGAGGATCTCCAAACCACAAAAGCCCAATAGGTTCATTGGACTTCATGTTTATCTCTATCCACTTTTTAGATTCTTTGTGCTTCTTCTTCTGCTTAAAGCGAGCATGAAGATGATCGATTACTTGCTCGATGGGAAGGTCAGGATCTTGTAGCTTTGTTATACTATAAGAGCTTGCTTTGGCCTTTCTTGCCCATCTGCTTAATGTCGTTCTTGGTATGCCGCTTTGTTTAGATGCGGCCCGAATAGACCCATAAGTCTCAATAAGAGCAACCGCCTCTTCTTCCTTATCAATCATTTTCTTCCCTTAAACTTGTCAAGCCCTTTAATACCTAATGCGGCACTACATACAAGGAAAAGCAAATATTGATACCACTCAGGAAGCTCATTTAATCTAGCAAACCCAGCTTTAACAACATCCTCCATCCCCGGAACAAAACAAAGAACAGTAGGAATCAATACAACAATTGTAACAGCTTCGTCTTTCCAACTGTTTTGAGTAGACTGAGCCATGATTAGCTCCCACTTACTATCGTTAGCGGATGCGCTTTTCATCATTTCAGCTTCAGCCTCAGCCTTAGCTACTTTGGCTTTTGTATTAGCTGTTTTCTCTTCAACTTTGCCCTGAAGCCAGCTTGATGCCAGATTACCCACAATTGGAATAATTGCCTGTATCATATTATTGCAGTCCTTTCAGCCACATGACCAACATTACAAGAAGACCAACGCCTGTGGCAACAGCTAATATAATAGCGGCAACCTCTAGGAACTTACGTCTGCGCTCACGTTGTCTGTAAATAGTCTCCTGCCTTTGTTTGCGGATAGAGCCTTCCATACGGACAAGCTCATCCCACTTGGACTGACCGTAGCTGTACTGAATGTACTGCTTTAACTGCGCCCTCTGTTCCTCTGCCTTGCTTTTAGCCGCAAACGCCTCCATCGCTTCAGCCTCGACAGACTGTCCAGCAAATAGCTTCTTGAATATCGGCGGGTTCTTGGCTTCCTTCTCTGCCTGTTCTAAGTCAGACAGCGCACCCATCCAGCGTGACAAATCACCAGCCATCTCCTCGATGGACCTTGCGACTTGGAAGCCTCGTTGGATTGTCGTGAAGGCGGCTGATGCTGTTGCGGCGGCGCTAATCGGGTCAATCATAGATGCGTGTCCCCTCCGGCACCAGCCGTGGCAAACAGTAGGCGGTTATGTTGGAACCCTGCCGATGTAGCGTCTGAGCGTACCAGACGCAATCGGCGAGGCTACGAAAGTATAAGTCGTTGCTGACAAGGCGTTGGTTTTCGGCAATACCCACGAACACAAAAAGTAAAAAAGCATGCACCACATCAGTTGCGGCCTGTCCACTTTCGCACTGTGTCTGTTTCCCAGATGCGGATGATGACCCAGATACCAGTGATAATAGCAACGGCATCAGGTGCCATTTCTAGCCAAGCCGCAAAAGTGCCTGTTCCAGCCGCTACGTCCAAAATGATTTTCTGGTCCTCAGTCATCATCAACCTCAATGATTAGTGTTATGCCCAGCTTGCTGGCACTGCCTGACGCATAGGCGGCGTTGCCATCTCAGCCATCCGCTCATCAAGAACAGCTTGCAATTCAGCCTCTGTCTTATCGAGCGATGCCAGTGTCTTTTGCTTGGCCCATTCCGGTGTGATGTCATCGAAAGCAATGTAATCGGGACAGCCCTCTTCTGGCGTTGCTACAGCCGCAGTGCCGTAAGCACTCACAGACAATGGATTGCCTTCTTCATTGACAACGCTATCGCTGGTAGCAGTGATGCGCCAGTGAATAGTCTGGATACAGTCAGCGTGTCCGTTTTGTGGTTGGTTGCAGACGTCAAAGTTGAACGCCCAGTTGTATGTGTTTGCCATTATGTTTGCTCCTTACTCTGGCTTGGTAGGCCAGACAACAGTGTCTAGCGATTGATATGTATTGGTGATGTCACGCAGGGCTTGACGGTATGCAGTTTGTTCTGCGGTCATGTCGGGGGTGTCTGGCATTGCCCAATAGTCTGTTTCTGCAATCATTCTATTTCTTGTGTTCCGCAACATTTGCAATTTGCGTTCAGCAATTAGTTCATTTACCTTTGCCCCAACAGCCGCTTCGTCCAATTCAATAAGATTGCCATCACTGTCGTATGCAACAGCATCCGTGTCGCTTCCTTCAATTTTGTAAAAATGCGGGTATAGTGCCGCAATAGCTTGGTGCCTCATTTACGCCTCCACCTCATAAATAACCATAGTTGATGGGATTGCAGTGCTGGAAAAGCCAGTTGCCTCTGAACCCAAGTTGTTCTTTCGTATGCTAAGAGTATTGTTGTTTGCGTTGCCTACTCGCACATTAAACGTATAACTTGAACCAGCAGAGTGACTGCCTGACCACTTTGCAAGCAACATATTTGGCACTGTTTGTGGCGGCAAACCATAACCGTGGCTAAAAACGAACCAACCACTTCCACAAGCTGTTAAAAAAGTTGAACCCACAAAAAGCGTTGCCATAGTTCCAGAATCAGTATTGGATGCTTCTCCAATTATGGGATGTGCCATCACAATAAAAGTTGAAGTGCTACTTTGTGCTGTTAATGTTTTTGTAAGAAGCAAAATACCAGCACTAGATGTTATAGAATTTTCGTTGATGTAAGCACCAGCAAATGTTGCATCTGTGCCATCAGCTACAGTCTGAACCTGCAACAGCTTGCCACCGCCAACGTCATCCCAATCATTGATTGTGGTTGAACCAAGTGTGAGGCCGTCCGGCCCTAAATCAACAGCCATTATTTAGCCTCCATATCAGCGATACGCTGTTCCAGTTGTTCAATCTTACGATGTGCATCTTGCAGTGCAGACACCAATATCGGTGTGATGCGTCCATAGTCCATAGACATCATCGCATCTTCATCATCGCCAACAGCCACGGCCTCTGGCATTACCTCCTGCATCTCTTGTGCAATGAAGCCCATAGAACGTGGGCCGTCAGGGTCAGCCTTCCAGTTGTACGACACTGGGTTCATCGCCATCAGCTTGTCGGTAGCGACTAGCGGCTCGATGTTTTCCTTGAGGCGTAGGTCAGAGGTGGTGTTGTAGGTAACGCCTGAAGCAGTAATTGTGACAGAACCTTCCGCTGTTCCGTTGTAGTTAAAGCCAATAATTTCCCCAGTCGTTGTTTTGCGGTTCAAATCAAGAGGTTTTGCAGAATCAACCGTTGATTGAACTAATCCAGTTGCTCGTAACTCTATTCCTACAGTGTTAAATGCCCCTGTTGTGGTCGTCTTACCCACCAGCAAATTCCCCGATGCGTCCACCCGCGCCCTTTCGCTACCGCCAGTTGAAAGTTGGATAACATCGTTGCCACCGACTGCAATGCCTGTGTTCGTATCATTTTGGCCAAGGAACTGGTCAGCATAAACCGTGCCGCTGAAATAGGCGTTTTTGAAGCGTGAACTGCCGCCTCCCAAACTTAAAACATTGTCACTGGCAGCTAGTGTAGAAGTGTTAAACGGTACAATAGCATCAGACCCATCTTGGAACCTGAAACCTGTATCACCAGTTCCGATATAAACATCACTACTGGAAGCACCAACAACCCCCACAGTGGTGCCGTCTTTGCGGAACTCTGCAATCGTGCCGTCCGAAGACAGCTTGTTAAAAATTGCATTTGTGCCAGTGGCAGCAGTTTCAATCCAGCCGCTAGGTGCAACATGAAAACCTGTGCCTGTTGTGCTGTTGTTGTATAAAGCTGTATCAGTCGTACCCACCAGCAAGTTGCCGCTGGTGTCGATGCGGAGGCGTTCTGTGTTGTTGGTCTTTATTTTTAGAGCGTGATCACTAAGTGTGCCTATAAAAGCCTCTTGTGCTACTCCGGGGGAGTTCTGACTGCCCATAGCAACTATAAAAGCTGAACCAGAACTTGCCGTAATATAACTTGGATCAGTAGACGTTGCGGCATCTGCATGAATTAAGTAGCTAGGCGAACTCGTCCCCACCCCCAAGTTGCCGCTGCTGTCGATGCGCATTGCTTCTGTGCCACTAATACCAAACTTCATATTATCGCCGCTTGCGCCGATTTGAAGACCAGATGTCGTTGTATTATCAGCAAATTCTATGTTTGCGTTTGCATCTGTAGAAACAATGCGAACAATATTATTGTTTGTTCCACCATTAATTTCTAAGTTTGTACTAGGACTCGCAGTGCCGATGCCCACGTTGCCGCCCGATGTTATTCTGAGGCGTTCTGTTGCATTGGTGCTAAATACCATTGCAGTGTTTTCAGCATTATAGACAGAAGCATATCCTGCACTAGAGTAACCAACATCAAGACCTGTAGAAGCTAAACCATCGTGCGTAAAACGAGCAAAAGCCTTTGCATTGGCGGCGGTTCCATTAATGTGCAAATCTCGTGCAGGGTTCGTCAATCCCAGCCCAAGCCGCTGTGTCGAGGCATCCCAGAAGAAACCTTGCGTGGTGCCTGTGCTGTCGTAGAAGCTGATGTCGCCAGTAGTTTCAAATTTGGCAATTATATCATTGCCGCCACCGTGTGTTATCCAAAGGTTTTCTGCGCCGTTGTTATTAGCATCAATATCTAAAATTGTCCCACCGTTAGACGAAATGCTAAAGTTAGTTTCAGCATCGTATAAAATACCATCCGCAGTCAGCGTTCCGGTGATGTCCGCGCCAGTGGCGGTGGTGGCGAGTTTGATTGAGCCGTTGTAGAATAAATTAGCCGCACCTGCAGCGTCAAATCTGGCTAAATCAGTACCACTTGCATCTTCAATAACAGTGTATGTAGAACCAGACAAATATAAATTTCCTGTCCCAACATCTCTTATATTACTATGACTGCCATCGTGATAAATCTGCAAGTCAGACCCAGCACCAAACACGGCCTTGACATTATCACTGAATGACAAGTCACCTGCTGTCTTGGTATCTGCCGCATCGCTACGAAGGAACTGTGTGCTGTCAAGGCTGTCAAGCAAGGCTGCGTTGGATGCTGTGCCTGTCAGTGCAGCAGTAATGGTTCCAGCAGAAAAATTGCCACTTGCATCACGGGCAACGATTGTACTTGCCGTGTTTGCAGAGGTGGCATTGGATGTGACTGTGAATGTTGCGCCTTCAGCACTGGCTGAACCAGACAAGCCAACACCGCTTACTCCTGCAGTAGCGACATAGTTACCTGATGTTTTTGTACCAAGTGTCACAGCGTCATTGGCAATTTTACCAGTTGTTACATTTAGGTCAGCAATCTTTGCTGTAGTGACTGCCGTATCAGCAATACCGCCTGTGCCGATTTGTGGACCTTCACCTGTCGTACCATCGTGACTGTGACCTGTTGTTGCGTTAAACGCCGCCTGAATTGCATCAAACTCGCCGTCAAGGTCAGAGGCGTTGATTACGTTCCCGTCTGCAATGTTATTGGCGGTATCATTTCTTACATAACCAGTTCCCATTTATATATCCTCCAGAAC